ATATAATTGATGCGGTTAACTTCGCCCCTTTTTCAGGAAACCAGTCGGACATCCAAAGCTCTTCTATATCGTGTAGTGTTATTGATATATCGTCAGCTTCCCCTGACATGACATCATTAAAGCTGAAATCCTTTAAGTAAGGAACCAGGTCTTGTGTGATGTCCTTTTGGTCATACTGCAGTTTGACAGTAACATATCGCAAATTACTAGGCATAACTTACACGACCTTTCCGATTTTGAATTTCAGCAAGGCGTGCTTCTAAGTCATCCAGTGCACCACCTACTGCACTCTTAATTTGTTGTACGGCGCTTGCATCCGCATTACCATTAATAGTGATGTTGATTGGTGCGGATACAGATACAGCGGAGTTACCCTCGCTAGGTAAAAGCCCCATCATAGCACCGGTTTGCTTCCATAATGCTTCAGCTCTTGGCGTGCCATTAAGTGGAATGGCCGCCTCTGCAGATTCTTCAGCAAATGTAGTAAGGAACGAGCCCTTGCCATAAATACCGCCTTTCGCGTTATGCTGTACAGATTGCCCATTCGCCGTTGCAGTGCCTTCTACTCTGGCTTGAATTGGCTTACTGAAAATGGATCTAACCCATTCCCATTTTTCACTAATCCAATCAAACAACCCTCCTAGCTTACTCATAACCCAGTCATAGAATTGGCCGAGTGCTGCCTTAGGGTCTTCCCATAATAGAGTGAACCAGGCTTTTACTTGGTCCCAATTGGCAATTAACCCCATAGCCGCATAAATCAGCCATCCTATAGGACCGGCCATGAACGCGATAATGGCAGCTGTAGGGGATTCCCACATCGATGTGCAGAAGTCGGACACAATTTCAAAATGAGTGACTAACCACGCCAAAACACCAATTAATGCGGCAATAGCTAATATCACCAATCCTATCGGATTAGCACTCATTGCCGCATTCAATGCCCATTGCGCCGCAGCGGTTGCATACATGGCGATACTACTTGCTATCATACCTGCTCTATGGATGCCCGATGCAATCACATTGCGCATAGTTGCCACACGTTCCGATTCCATCATAAGACGATAAGCTGCATGTGCCGCCGTTACGCTAAAGTAAATCGCTTTCACGGCTTTATATGCAATTACCATACCTGCTACTGCAACACTTGTTTTGATTATCGCTTCCGTAAGTTCAGGATGCTCACTTGCTACTTTTGACACATATGCGGCTTCGTTTGCTAAAGAATCCCCTAATTGGGCAAGAGTAGGTAGCATAGTACTACCGATTGAAATTGCCACTGACTCCGTCGCGGACTGTAATCGCGTCATAGCGCCCCGTGCATTATTTTGCATCGTATTAGCCATTTCCTCAGCAGCGCCGTCACTGTTTTCAAGCTCTTTAGTTAAATTATCTAACGCATCCGGCCCTTGATCAATTACAGCTACCCAAGCTGATGCAGCGTTCGTGCCAAAGATAGTCGAAAGTGTAGCAAGTTTTTGCTCCTTGCTCATATCCTTAGTCTTATCTGCTAAGTCGCGAACGATTGCACCCATCTTACGTGGTCCGTTGGTATCATTCATCGCAATACCTAGGCTGTCTAGTGCGGCTTTGGCTTCTTCTTGTTGCGCCGTGGCTTCACTTAATGAAAGCCCCATTTCCTCAATCGCTTTAGTAGATTTTGAGGAAGTGCCAGCTAACCGTAAGAAACCAGATCGCAAGGCAGTACCTGCTGCAGATGCTTTAATACCACTGTTGGCCATAAGCCCAGTAAGTGCTGCCGTTTCTTCTAAGCTTGCACCAAAGGCATGCGCTACTGGTGCGGCGTACTTCATTGTTTCGCCCATCATCTCAACAGTTGTATTTGTCTTGGTGGTAGTTTTAGCAAATACGTCCGCCATATGCCCTGCATGTTCTGCACTTAATCCAAACGCGGTAAGGTCATCAGATACGATATCCGCAGTACGTGCCAAATCCGTATTACTAGCTGCAGCTAAGTTCAAAAGCCCAGGCATACCTGCCATGATTTGTTGAGAATTCCAACCGGCCATGCCTAGATATGTCATGGCTTCGCCCGCTTGTGTTGCAGAAAACATTGTTTTCTCGCCGAGTTCTCGAGCCGTGGCTGTCAATTGTTGCATTGCCTTATCATCAGATACGGTGATTGCCTTTACCTTGGACATCACTGCTTCAAAGTCAGCTGCTTTAGATAGCATACCGACGAGCGGAGCGGCCATTACCGCAGTAGTAGCCATAGTGCTACCTAAATCACTACGAGCACTTTTAGCATTAGCGTCAGCGGCAATTTTATTTTGCATTGCTTTTCTGAGTTTAGCGTCTTTAGCTGCCGTTTGGTCTAAGGCCTTGCCAACCTTCTCTGTTGCATTGCGGTAAGAGTCCATAGAGATAACGCCTTGCTTTAATGCAGAATCTAAAGCTCTTTGCTGCGCTTTCAACTCGGTCATTTTAGAGCCGTATTGCGTCAAAGTTCCCTTGGCTTGCTGCATCGAGGTTCTAAACCCTTGGGCTAAAGCACCATTTATAGCAAAAGCAATCTCAAATACTTTACCCGCCATAGTTCCTCCTTTCTTTTAAATTTGTGTACGCAAAAAGCGCTTGATGGATTAGTCATCTTCCTCCCTCAAGCGCTTTTCATCTTCAAGAACAAATTCTAAATCGTCTATCCAATCTGCTATTTCAGCGATTGGGGTAGACATCCAAAAGTCTATGCCTCCGCACTCTCTAAGTCGGATGGCAATTCTTCGGCATTGTTGTCCGGGAGAAGTCCCATTTTCTCTGCCGAACCACGCAATAAAAAAACGCTTACCTCTGCGCACATTTCAGTGAATTCAGAGATTGGCATTGTCATTAATACCTTTGCGCTTTCCTTTAACGCTATGGCGGCAACTTCTGCCTGAAAGCGTTTAGAAAATGTAACATCTGGGGTCATATCGCCTTCACGGCGGACACGGAGTTCCGCCTTTGTGAAGTCAAACCCAGTTAAATTGTTTAAACCGTCAATTAGCTTTTCGCGATCATATGTAGCCATTATTTACCCAATGCCTCCCTTACAGATGCCAAGTAATCAACGCCATTGATTACACAAACATAGTTGAATTTATCAATTTCAGTACGAGTTTTACCGCCAACAGTCATTTTGAAATATACAATTTCAAACTCTGTAGAGGTATCGGTTTTACTTGCCTGTTCAAATTTGCCAAGCCCGATTTTCTTAGGCATCACTTTGGCATATACGCTAACCGCTTCCGGTACTAATTCACCTTTAGCAGAATCATATAATTGTTGCGCGCCACGAATTTCGATATCATGCACCTTTTGACTAGCAAGGTCGGTCACATCTTTATCAATAGTATTCCATTTAATGGACATGTTCATTGCCTTAGTTTGACCAAGTACGCCCAAATCAACTTCGCCGGCAATGCCCGCGCCCTTGATGGTGTCGCTGATAAATTCGATATCAGGTAAGGTTACATCGGCGTAACCATATAATTCTCTGCCAGAGCTAAAAATGGCAAAGTCAATCAACTTATCTCTATGTTTAGCCATGAGTTACCTCCCTCTTAATTAAATAATGTGCTCATGTAAGACGAATCATATTCTTGAATGAAGTCGATTTCACGAGCTGGCGTTGGTACACCTAAATATACATGGAATCGATAAATTCCGTTCAACAAATCTGTTGTAGGGTTTTCAGATTCCAAGAACTCAACACGAGCCCCAAGAAGTGCGCCGGATGCTGTATGCCCATTTAGCCATGCATTGGCACTATTCACAACGTTATTAATCAAACGCTTGTTCCCTGGGTCGTCAATTTTAGACCAGAAGGAAGTAATCAACGTATTGGACACCCAGTTAAACATACGGCGTACAGGAATAAAAGAATCCTTAACATCTGTATTAGACGGATAAGCCGTTGTACGATTGCCCCAAGCTCTCCAGCCTCCAATGAAATTAAGCGCAGTAACGACGCCTTGGCCGTTCAAGTAAGCTGCTTCATCTGGGCCTAAGTAGATTTCAGTACCATCTTTTAATACAGCGCTATCCGCTTGCAAGGACTCGTTGGATGGAGACTTGTAGGGGATATCGTCATACTTAGCATCTGTCTTGGCCATAAGGCCTGCGAGTTGTGTGGATAAATGGAATTGGCGATTAGCTAACGCTACTTTTGGCCAACATAAAATTTGACGTTCATCGACGTAGTTCTTTTTATTTTTCCATTCACTAACGGCTGTTGCTTTTTTAATTTCATCCGTAGGTGCATCACATAAGGACATAGCTTGGAACATACCATTAATAGTAGTTTCTTTTGCTTTCATAACTGCTGCTACAAGCGTGTTATGAGACCAACCCGGTGCCAATAAGTTGCCCGGAATTAAACCAAAGCGAGGGAATACTTCATTAATGAGCTCCAACCCCTTGCGCTTGCCTTCTGTATCCACACCGCCTACGATATCGTCGGCAGTTACCATAGATGGGTCTACATAATCATAAGTTACCCAAACAGATGTTGCGCTTTTGAGTGCGCCTGTAGCTACGATGCCAATCAACAATTTGCCTTCATCGTTAAATGCTGCAGTGTAATCAATATTGATAGTTGAAGCTGTACCGCCGTTTGTGGCAGATACTTTTAATGTATTGAGTAATACGGGGTCTTCAATTGTCACGACTTTATCCTGGATTTGTTTTTCCGTAGACGCTAACGTCTTCTTATGTTTCTTCGGATCAAGAACATTAATAAAAACAACCGGCGCCATTCCAAACAAAGAGAATTGGGAATACATCGCTTCACACAATGTGTATTTATCCCATTCTTTAGAATACCCAAATTGAGTAGTGGCAGATGCGTAGTTGTAGCACAATACGGCTTTATTAGCTTCCGCAGGGTCTGTAGCTAAGTGCACAGGTGCGGTGCCAACATAAACCGGTAAGGCTGCCGTAGCTTCTGTCATAGAAATAAGAGAAGTAGGTACCTCTCTTGTATAAATTCCGTGTCTATAGTTTCCCACTATCTACGACCTCCTTTTTTAAACTCAAGGTAAGCGGTATTCATCGCTGTACCTTCTGTTGCTAATTCTTGTTGTGCTTCTGCAATCTTATTGATTGGCACAAACAACAAGCGTAGCATTGCTTTATCTTCACCTACCGTAGCAGGAATGCCGTCAATATAAACGGTACCTGTGGAAAGACCTAATTCAGCACTATTAGGACCTAAGTAGATTACTTGTTTAGCATCTTTAAATGTAACTGTTTTTTCCGCAGTCTCAATTGCTTCATTTACAATTTCAACTGGTGCATCAGCTTTTGCCATTAAATAATCATCTCCTCTCGTATTTGTTCGATATCATATTTAACTGTCATAAATCCCTCCCAATACGGATATGCTTGATCCGGAGGGATGTCGGTATCAATTCCGTGTTTATCATCCATTACTAAACGGTACCGCTTAGCAATAACGGGATGGGCCAGTAGCGCTTGCCTTGTGGTTTCTAAGAAATTGGTAATCTCCATCCAGCCCTTTTCCACATCCTCGGAGTATACGCCGTGGATTAGAAATAGTTGGACAGTTGACCCCTGCAAGGTATCCTCAATCTTATTAATGCGAATAACAAGATGTGGATATTGGTCCTCCCTGGATGATTCTTTCATTTTTAAAAACCCCGGGACAACTAATAAAGGATTCCCCTTTACTTGTGCGTCATCGCTAAAGTAATTAGCGTGCACCTTCTTTAGGAATTCTCCCAAATCCGTTGCTAATTGCGTAGGTGTCATCGATTACCCTCCTATTAATGCGTCGAGCGCGAGTTCCATTTGCTTTTGCAATTCCTGCTCTGCTTTATTCCCAACAAAAGCGGATATCTTGGCATCACCCAATATGCTTGGTACTGATGGGCCATGAAATTGCCCTATCGGATACCTGTCTGCACCCTTACGATACATCGCCCCGATATGTCCACTTCTCATACGAGCAATAAAAGCATTAGGGATTGGCCCCCCGCCACCGTTCCGCATTACTTGTGCTTTGACTATGCGCCCTCTCCGTTTTGGAGGACTTTTGGGCGTAACTCTGAATTTAGTTAGGGCTATTGGGCCACCTTTAGAACGAATAAAGGCAGATAAAGTCATGCCTGCCTTATCCACCTTTATGGTTTTATTGATATTCGATTTAGTAACTAGGTACTCTTCGTTAACACGATCAACTGCAGCTTTTTTGATTTTTGGCAAAGCTTTGTTGATAGCTTTTGCTGTGGTTTTCGGAGTACCAACGACCAGCGCGTCTATCTTAGCTAGCCCTTCCTTCAGCCCTTTTATGTCAATAGTTACACTCACGAGTTATTCCCCCTAAGGACAATGCTTAGCATACCCATGTCATCTTCACATGATTGGACCATCATAATGCGGCCGTTAAAGCGAAAGATTTGATTGTACTCCGGCACCTCCGGTAAATCCCGCTTGGCCACGTGTACTATAATCGTATCGTAAATCAGCCCATCAATATCCTGGCCCATGATTTCGACATGCTGCTTATCGGTAAGACCTTCCGCCACTGCATAGCACTGCGTGCCATTTAGATTATGTACTTCGGCAAATTCATTGGAATTGATAAACACCTTTTCAATGTCATTTTGCGCAAAGTCCTTAAATCCCATGATTATTCACCTAAGATATTGATGAGTTCTTCACGAGTAGCGTTTTCCGGAACATCCAATTGTTCAGCAGATGCCATTACACGAAGTGCTTCATCGGATAAGAGTTCCAAGTTGACGTCCGCATCAGAAGCAAGGATATCGGAAATCATGTCCGCCTTTGTGGCTTTGCTTGCAAAATCAAGTCCAATAGATTTACCATAATCGGCGATATCCGCATTTGTCATAACGCCAAGAGCTACGGCTAAAGAGTCTTCTGCATTGTTTTTATCATCATCACCAACTACAACAGCTGCGCCTAAACGAATTAGGCGCTCTTCCTCTTCTGTAGTTAAATCGGAGATGATATCACCTGGATTATACACATAATCACCGGTATTAATCGCGTGCTTAGCTTGTACAGGCATTAGTCTTACCTCCTTTCAATTACAATACGTCCGCTACGAAGTAGGAATCTACATCAAATGGAACGTAAATAGGACGAGATTGCAATTCTAAGAACACCGCATCAGGGTCACGATTAACCAATCGACGTAATACATATTCGCCTTCATATGTTACAAAATCCATACCTTCACCAGGGATGATTGTATTCGCGCCATACAATTTAGTGAATTTAGCCATATCAGAAGCTACCAACAATTTACCGGTAGGTACCATTTCCTTTTCTTGGCCATCTGTTGGATCTACATAGTAATTATCGTAAGTAAACACATTACATTGAATTTGACCGCCCATGAAGCCAACATAAACAGCACCTTCTGCCATTTGTTCAAATTGCAAAAGGCCCATTTCTGTACGACGGTTATCGAACAATGCTAAGATTTTTTTATCAGATAGCATTACTTCTAATGTTTCAGAGTTCATAACCAACGTATTTGGATTAAAGCCAGATGCTTTCAAGCATTTCTTTTTCCATTTAATGATGTTGGCCACAATTTCCGCTGCAGATTGGCCCCAACGTGCAGTACCAGATAATGTTTCTTTATTCGTAAAGTTAAAGTCTACAACGTCATCAATGCCTTCACCTTTAATGTGTGCTTGGCCATTGAGTAATACATCGGCCGCCATAACTTCTTGAGAACGTACCAAGTTATCCTTTAATTCTTGTGTATCCTGCGCCAAGAGTTGGATAGCACGTTCTTCAGGAGTTACAGAGCCTGCAAACGGCTGTTCACCAGCTAAACGAACCTTGATATCATTTTCTGTGATAGGACGTTTTTCTTTCTTTTGCGCAGGTTTATATGTGGTTGTAGTCATGCCTGTGCGTTGAGATAAAGGCGCTGTAGAGTTTGGCGCTACCCAAGGTGTGATAGTTCGGCGACCTTTTACAATGTCAAAAGAAACTGTTTCTGTTAAGAATGTTTTTGTATCTTTGAAAAATAAGTCTTTCAAAAAGGATGGCACATCGGGAGTACGACGAACCACCGCAGCAAGTGTTTTTGGTGCGTAAATATTATCCATGTATCCTCCTTATTAACGGAAATAAATGTTGCGGGCTTCAGCTTTCGCTGTGAAGTCTTCCGCTTTTTTGCCAGAGGCAAATACTAAATTCGTTGTAGCGAATTCACCAGTTACTGCAATTTCTGCTACTACGTCGCCTTTTGTAGCGTCAATATCAGCTAATGCTACGCCGTATACATCAGTATCTGCGCGTTTAACTTTTTTAGAAGCAGCTTCTAATTCTAATACTGTGCCAGCCTTAATCACTGCGGCATCTTGACCGATTGTTACTTTCTTTGTAACGACTGGCATTTGTGTGCCAGCAATTAGAGGTTTATACTCTAACTTTTGTTCTTCCACGTATGGCATATTGTCTGCCCTCCTTATTTCTTATTGCGTGCTTTCATTACACGATCAACAATTTGCATTGTTTTTTCAGAATCATCGGTATCCTCGTCAAGCACTTGACCAGGGACCGTGTTAACTTGATTAGATGCATTGTTGGCATCTTGCACTAATTGCTGTAATTGATTAGTTGGTTGTTCAGGTTGTGGCATATTGAGCAATTCAACAGCTACGTCTTGAACAGTAGCGTATGTTTCATATTTAGCGCGATTGATGACTTCAGCTCGTGCTTCATTATTAATCCCGTCAAGGGCTTGTAAACGTGCACGTTCAGCAGCAACACCTGCATTAAATACTTCATCATATACTTCCGCATAATCTGTACGTAACAATTCAGCAGTTACTTCCATTGGCTCCTCTCCTTTCTCTTCAAATTTATCAACAGGCAACCCTTTGAGTACATCCATACTCATTGGTAAGCCATTGACAATTAAGTCAGTGCCTTTACGGCATGCAACCATTTGCAAGGATTCATCTACACTTGTGCAGAACCCTTTCTCTAATGCTTCCCTTGCTGTTAACCAAGTTTCGTCATCCATCATGGTTGCGATTTCTTCACGAGTTAACCCCGTGCGGGCTTCGTAAATATCGATAAGATTTTCTTTTGTTTTACGTAATGATTCTGCAGCTTTTTCAAAATCATCAGCTTCACCAAATGCATAGGAACTAGGGTTATGGATCATCATTTCACTGCCTAGTGCCATATGAATTTCATCGCCTGCCATCGAAATAATAGAAGCAATGGATGCCGCTAGGCCCTCAATAATAACAGATTTCTTATTTTGTAAAGCGCGCAATCGGTTGTAGATTGTAACGCCTGCAGATACTTCACCGCCTACAGAGTTAACATGTAATACGATGTTTTGAGATGGATCCAAGCCTTGGAGTTGTGATAGTACGTTAGAAACGCCTGTATCCTCGTCCCAATAACTGGCCCCATTCATGACTACGCCGTAAATATCGACGTCAATCGTCTCCGCTTCCTGAATCAGATTTAGCGGAGTTCGAATTTTGAACTGAAATTTGTTGTCCTTGTTCATTCAACAAGCCTCCTTCATCCATAGATTGGTGTTCACGAATACGTTGTGGTAAGATTTCATTTTCATAATCCATGCCCGTAAGCTCCGCCGCCTCCTTAGCGCGGGTACTAAATGCATTCTTAACACGAATTTCTGCTGCAGTAGCTTCCTTCTGCGGGTCTAATTGACCTTGCGAAGGTCCGTACCACTCAGCACCCAGCCACGCCTCTCGGATGATTGGGTCATCAAAGAAACCTGGCGCATCAATGCGACCTAATAGAATGGCCATTGTAAGCCACTCTTCGTAAATAGGATTGCAAAATTGAGTAATAAATTCGGCACGTTGCGTTTCAACAGACTTCCAATATTCGAGTAACGCCGCTCTTGATGCGGAGTAACTTTGGCCAAAGTGCTTAACTAATATTTCATATGGAATTTCTAGCGCTGCGCCTACATGACTAATAAGAGACGATGTAAAATCAGCAAAGCTCGAAGGTATTGGCGTTTTTTCGGCCACATTCACTTTTTCACCAGGCGCCAATACATTTACCGTACCGTTACCTAATTCGATTGTTTCATCGCTTTCGGCATCCACTTGATCATCTTCATCAATTGCTGTCCCCAGCGACATATCGTCCGGGGCTTCCGATTCGATGAAGATTGCCATCAAAGCGTTAACTAATACTTTCATAACTTCCGCATCATTGTACCGACTAAGAACTTTCAAGTCCTCAATTACCGGGGACAATATCGGAATACCACGCAACTGGCCACTTCGCTCAATCGTCATAACCTGGATGATATTCCGCCGTCCGGTTTGTGCTCCGTACTTCGGAATATATGTGTAGTCATGATCATCGTTAAAAGAGTTATACAGCTTATTTAATACGTAGAAGCCAACGGCTGCACCATATTTATTGAACTTCACGCCGTGAATGACGTCGTTATTCTCGTCTTCTTCTCGTCCTATATATTTGGGCGGAGAAGCTACAAGAATCGATTCAACAATCTGCAATCGCAAAGGATATGGGTTCTTATCCGTTCGAGTAAATAGTATCGGTAAATTCACAAAGGCATCGCCGTACAATAGCTTTTCATAATACACTAGAGCCTGAATTCCGTAGAAATCAGTCTGTTCGCGTGCATCGCAGTGCTTCGCCCACATTGCAAACTCTCGTTCGGTCTTACGTTCCCACGCGTTCTTTTCTTCAAACGTTAACCCCAATTCCTCATAACGGATATTAGCTTTAAATCGTAGACCAGGGCCAATAACATTGGTTTTATTCGTCTTCAGTGCGCCAGCTGCAATCGGTGTACCTTGTTGGAGATCTACAGACCTTGCCCGTAGCATCCTAAAGTTAGCATCGATATCATGCCTTGCATCCTGAGAGTTAACTTGGTACCCTTTGGCGCTAGATTTAAAACTATTAGCGCCGTGATTAGAATAGCCAGAGTTTGTTTTACTCCCGGAATATTGCGTTGCTTTGTGCCTACCAGCTGCGGTTTTCATAAACTGCTTCTTACGTTTACTCATATATCGCGCGGAATGACACGATATGCACGACGTCGAGGTCGATTCTCGAGCCTTGCTACTTCATTGCGCCAAAAGTTGATGCGGTCTTTCACCTCTTGCACGTTCGCACGAGTTAACCGACGATTACCAATGGTGTATTCTTTGCCGGTTGCCAGCGCTAAATCTGCT